ATACGTACGATTCGACCAAGCTCGGCCTTGGCAAGCTCATGGTGCAGAACGCCGGCAGTGGCGAGTCCGCATGGGCAGGCCCGTCACCTGTCGGCCTTGCCCGGCCGATGGAACAGAGCACAGCGATCGCCTCGCAGTTCCCATGGGCAATGCAGTGGCAGGCGAACGCAGCGGGTGATCTCGACTGGGTGTTCTTCGCCGACCTGAGTACGGCCGCTGCAACGCGCCGGATCAACGCCTACACGTACAACCGGCGCACTGGCATCTTCACGTGGAAGGGGTTCGTGACCGTCACGTACCCGGGAACGTCCGAAGCGAAGACGGTGCGTGCTCAGCGCATGACCTACACGAAGCATACGGCCGGTACGGTCGCAGTGAGCGGCACGGCCGTTACCGGGGCGGGTACAAGCTGGAAGACGGACGGCGCCTGCGTAGGCAACCGCATCGGCTTCGGATCGACCGACCCGACACAGATCGCCACGTGGTACGAGATCAGTGCCATGGCGAGCGACGGGTCCATCACGCTGGCGTCCACGGCGGGCACTATCGCCGGCGGAACGCCATACGTGATCGAGGACTTGCGCTGCATCCAGTTGCTGACATCGGTCACGACCAGCAACGGCGGCCTGTACGTCATCAAGGGTCTGAACTGGTCGAAGTTCAGCAACGTCGGCGGAACGGTGCCGGCAGGCGCTACGACCGATAACATCCGCGCCAGCTACTTCCTCAAGGACGCAGCGACAGGTACGGCGCTGGTCGGCTTCGGCATGGGTCTGCAGACAAGCGGCGTGACGATGGATAGCCAGATGTGCTACTTCCTCGAAACGCTGGCGGACCCGGTCGTGTTCAAGTTCAACATCCGTGGCCCGCTCACATTGACATCGGGCGCGGACACGTCGCAGTTCCAGTTCAAGACCGGCAGCGGCGGCGCATTGACCGGCACGCCGACCCAGTTGAATAACGGACGGCTCGCAACGCTCAGTCACGGCCCGCACAGCGGCGTCGAGACGTTGTATTTCACGACGGCATCGCGCGTCTATGCCGCGCCGACATCAGGCATCACTAACGGATCGACGACGTGGCTATCGAACGGCAGCGTCATGACGGAAGTGCCGCCCGGTGGCGTCAATACGTTTGCTGCGACAGGTGCAATCTCTGCCCTCGAATACATGGACAGCATTGACAAGCTGGCCGTCGTGACGAGTGCGACCGGACGCAACTACATCACGCAGTACCGCACCGATAACGGACAACTTGATCGCCTATTCGGCGTCAATACGTTGCAGATCGACCAGAGCACAGCAGATGCCAGCACCACGCCTGTACCGTCGCAAACAGGTGGTGCGTATAGCATTTGGTGTGAAGGTGGTATCGCATACATCGCCATGGCTGGCACGACGGCAATTATCAACCGTGTCTATGCAATTCCGTTAGGTGCCGACTGGGAGTACGCAGCATCGACGGGTGCGCGTCTCGTGCTACCGAAGATCGCGACGGCCGATGCTGATCATTTCGTTGCGTTCTACGCGCAGAACGTGCAGGTGCTTGGCGGTGCGAGCGGAAAGAACCTTGGCTTGAACACCGAGCCGTATCGCATGTACTACCGTACGACTGGTATCGATGACAACAGCGGAAGCTGGACGTTGCTTGATTCAACCGGCATTGCCAACGTTGCAGCCGCGACCAGCGTGCAGTTGATGCTCGAATTCCGCACGATCGGAACGCTCAGCATCCCGGCGCGCATCTGCACGGCCGGCGTGATCTATGACGACACTGGCATGTCGAACTACTGGCAGGGGTCGAGCAACATCGGAACGAGCATCGGCAGCAAGCAGTTCGGTTTCCGGCATGCCGTGGCGTACGGTACGACCGTTCCTCGACTGAAGGTGCAATTGTTTGATGCGGAAAGCGGCGCATCGCTCGGCACCGACGACAGCACGACGCAAGCATGGACGTGGGAGAAGAGCACCAACGCGGGCGGTGCATGGAGTGCGTACAACACGACCGATCGGGCAAATGCCGATACGTACGTTCGCATCACGCCGACCAGTCTTGCCGACAACATCAAGGTGCGCGCAGTCCTGCGTGAATACTGATGGCATTGACCGACATCACGTTCGACTCGAACAACTCCGTCGTTGCTGCACGTGGCAACGTCGGAGCCCTCGTCGACATCCTGTCGAATCGGATGATGGGCGCTCGCGTCTTGTCAGTTCCGTCCGTTGGGAATGTTGCGGCTGGTACCCAGTACGGGCAGAACGGCAACGCACTGACCGGCACGTCGGTATTGCCTGCCGTCAGCGACGTTCGTACGGGCGTGCAGTACGGAGCCAACGGCACCGCCTATACCGGCACGTATGACGGGGGCGGCGGTCTGTACATCCGTGGTCGATAGGCATTGCCTATTGCCAACAAGGTATCTATAGGCTACGATTATGGAAATTCAGGACGGGCAAACCATGGATCAGCAGCAATCATCGCAATCCGACCCGAACGAACAACGACTGTCGGCGCTCAGCAAGGCTATTTCCGAGAAACTGGACGAAGCCAAGCAAGGACGTGCCGATAGCGGCATCGAGACGACATGGCTTGCCGCCGAAGAAGCCTACCTCGGTATCGACGATGTGAATCGTCATGTCTGGCAAAACGCTCGATGGGCAAAGCCGACTTCGATGGAAGGCCCGGTTACGACCGACACGACGACCGGCAAAGCCGATACACGCAGCACCGTGTTTATCCCGCTGACGGCACGCTATGTCGATGCCGGACATGCGAAGGTCGCCGAGCTTCTGCTGCCGATGGATGACAAGCCATTCTCGTTCGATCCGTCACCTGTTCCCGAACTGATCGAAGCGCGCGATCTGCTGAAGCAAGTCATGCGCAACGGTGGTGAGTTGCCTGCCGTACCGCCCGCACCGCCGCCTGTTCCGCAGCAGCCAATGGCGGCAGCCGTGGCTCCCGATTCGCTCATGATGAACGGTGCAGTCGCTGCACAGGTTCCGCAGCCCATGACGCCCGAGCAGGCATTCAAGGCGGCACGCGATGCGGTTAGCAAGGCTACCGCTTCTGCCAAGGCTGCGGAGAAACGCATCTACGATTGGCTCGTGGAAGCGAAGCATGCAACCGAAATGCGCAAGGTACTGTTCGATGGCGCGCGTCTTGGAGTGGGTGTGCTTAAAGGCCCGTTCGCCGAGGTACGAAAGTCGATGGCTGTTACAGCCGGGCCGGATGGCGTCGTGCTGGAAATCGAAAAGAAGGTGCAGCCTGTCACGCGCTGGATCGATCCGTGGAATCTTTTTCCTGATCCTGCGTGCGGCGAGGACATCAATACAGGCGACTACTGCTTCGAGCGCGATTTCATGTCGCCGTACTCGTTGAGAAAGCTACGTGAATTGCCGGGCTACCTGCGCACGCAGTTGGAAAAGGTGCTGGCGGAAGGCCCGGGCCGTTGCTATCTGAACGAAGACGGCAGCGAGAATCCGAACGCTACGAAAGACCCGAAGATCAAGAATCGTCGCTTCGAGCTTTACCACTTCTACGGATTGATTACATCTGACGATGCGAAGGCCGCATCGATGAAAGGTTCCGACACGCTAAGTGCTGATAGTGCCGGCGTGTATGTGATCGCGACGATCGTCAATAACACGGTGATCCGTGTCGTCATGAATCCGCTGCAGTCCGGCAATTTCCCATACCGGGTATTCCCGTGGCGCAGACGTGCCGGACACTGGGCAGGAATCGGCCTCGCCGAGCAATGCAAAGCAGCGCAGGCAATGTGCAATGGTGCGACCCGGGCGATGCTGACGAATGCCGGCCATTCGGCAGGCGTGCAGTTGATCATCGACAGAACGTCGATCGTTCCCGTCGATGGGCAATGGATCATCACGCCGAACAAGGTGTGGATGAAGAAGGCTGACGCCACGATCGATGACATGACAAAGGCGTTCAGTGCGGTCGAGATACCGAATCGTCAGCCTGAACTCATGGCGATCATCGAATACTCGTTCCGTGTCGCCGAGGAAAGCACGAACATTCCTCTCATATCGCAAGGGCAGTCCGGCCCGACAACGCCGGATACGTTCGGTGCAGCCGCTTTGCAGAACAACAATGCGAATCAGTTGCTACGTGACGTTGCGGCAACATGCGACGACACGATTACCGAACCGCTGGTAACGGATTTCTACGAGTGGCTGCTGCTCGATCCCGACGTACCAAACGAAGAGAAGGGTGACTTCAAGATCAACGCGCATGGATCGAGTGCGCTGGTCGAGCGTTCGATCCAAGATCAGGTGATCCAGAGTCTCGTCGAGCCTTCGCTGAATCCAGCATACGAGT